CGAAACCTGTTGGAGAACACAGCCGCCCGTATGGGTTACGATGCGGATAGCGTTCTTGAACAACTCGTTATCGAAGATGTGGACATGACGGTAGACCGTGTGTTGATGGAACAGATCAAGGACACTTTACCTGAGTTTGAAGGTTACGAGATTGAGGAAGCGGTCAACGAAGCCAGAGAGGCAATGCGTGATGCAATCGCCTACGCAGTCAACGGTTTAGTAGATGCGCCAGAGGCCCGTAGTCGGTTCTTGCCTTTGTCCTTGTATGGGGACATGGCATCTAGTGAAAGCTTGGTAACTCGCAACTCGCCAGCGGGTGTATATACAGATGCAGTACCCGCCGAGTTCGCGTTAGAGTTTGCAAACGAAACTATTAACCGTATGTCCCAAGCCTCAGTTGATGCAGTAAAAGACTTCACTGGATCAGACGACATTAAAATCATGTTCATCACACCAGAACGTGCGGATTCCATATTCGGTTCCCTACCTGTGATCACAGATCGTCCAGCAAACACAATGGACGCTATGCGTGATGCGATTGTGGATAGTGCGCCAGAAGCACGTAAGACAGTGGTTGCTGATTTGATTGATCAGTCAGAAGCGATACGAAACGGTATCAATTCCGCACGGGCAGATGGCACCGCGTCTGATCTTAGTGATCACTACCTGTTTGACAGCGTTGTTAATACTCGCCTGTCTAACTTCAAAGCAAGTGACCTAACGACAACCAAGCCAGTGTTCTTGCGGGACGATAAGCCAGCGGTTTTTGGACACCAGATGACTTACAAAGATGACATGGTTCGCGGTGTTATCGAAGCCATACGTCAATCAGCCAAAACACCTAGCCGCCTCGAAAGCATTGATAACTTTGTTGCGGATAATCGTGGACTATTCAAAGGTCGTGAGTTGTTTAGTAGCCTGTCTGAATTGGCTGGTGGCAACGAACAGTTGCGCCGAATTATGCGTCAGGCAAACTACTCCACAATAACCGTTGATGGTCAGACAGTATTGCTTACCCCTCGCAAAGCCCGTTCTGTTTCTAGCGAAGAGTTCATCAAGGCGCAGCCGTTGCTTGGTGAGGTCGAAGTTGGGTCAGGTGCAAACGCTCACATTGTAAGTGAAGCACGTATGGCGATTGATGATGGTGAAGCCGCCGTAATGCAGACAGCAGACGCATTAACAAAAGCTGGTATGCCTAAAGGCGCGGCCAAAGCTATGATCAAAATGCGTAAGAAGAAAAGTCTGAATGAGCGTGACGTTCAAGAGGTGCGAACCGTTCTAACAACAGACACTCAGTCAGGCATCATTCGACGTGCGGGTATGCCTTCTTTGGCTGACTTTGCAGAGCCAGCCGATGGCAGTGGTGGTCACTTTGAGCGGATACATGGCCGCATGGCTAAGTTCCTTTCGCCTATGACCAAGGCTTTGAACGAGTTGCCTGATAGTAAAAATCCAATGGGTCGCTGGTTTGATGCTGGATTGCGCCAGATGTATGATACGACAGCCGAGTTTGCCGCCCGAAAGGTTGGTGATGGCGAGAACATCATGGGCTTCAATGTGGTTCGCGGAGAGCAACAACCTAAGTCTCACCGTCGAATTGCTGATGCGCTTGGCAACCAGGACCAAATGCCGAGGCTCTTGAAGACCAAGAAAGAGCGCGAGATTTATTCAATGATCCGCAAGTATTTGGATGACGTTAAGAAGCGTCTTCAAGATGCTGGTGAAAACGTAGGCGTGATTGCAGAAAACTATTTTCCGCAAGTCTGGCGCGTTGACTTGATCAATTCAAACCGCCCTGAGTTTGAACGGAAGCTCGCCAAGTATTTTCTAGCCGAACACAAGGAACGGTTTGGAAGTAACTCACTATCTCCAGCAGACGCCGCGAAGAAAGCCAAGGATGTTACCAAACAGATCGTTGATGATGGTGGTGTAAACCTTCCTCGCAGCAAAGTGTTTAGTGCGGGAAGTGGTCAAGAGGATTTCTTCAAAGAACGTATGCTTCGCATTGACCAGTTCCCAGAGTTCAATGACGCGAGCAACATGAAAGACAACTTAGGTGTCTTCATGGAGAAAGACTTGATGGTGGTCATGTCTAAGTATTCTGAGAATGCTGAACGCCGCCTGGACATAACTGACAAGTTCGGTCCAGAGGGCCACGGCATGACAGACTATGTGACTATACTTCGTAACACACACGATGCGGTGTCACGTCTTTTGTCTACGCATAAAATCCTCAAGCCAGACTATCACGTTCTAGCATCTGGCAATGAGCCTGATCTAAACGGTCCAGCCGTAATGAAGATGCAAGGAAACTCTGCCTTGTTCAAAGCACCGTTTTCGTCAAAAGAAAAAGCTGATTTCTTCACAGAACAGTTGGTCAAGAAAGCGGCTGCGGGTGCGAAGCGGGACGAATTGGTACGGTCAATAATGGATCGTATGCAGCCCACGGCAGACAGTGACGAGTTCAGCGATCAAATGCGCAAGAACTTCCGTAAACGTGCGGAGGCTATTGGGTCTGCCTTGGAGGACACCCGTGGCTTCACCAAGACGCCAAGCGAGAAGAACGTGGTACACGCTGAGAAGTACATTGATCTGGTCATGCAAAAGCCAAATGGCTCAGAAGCTTGGCGCAAGGCGTCATCTGCATTGCGGATGATCAACGGTGTAACACTACTCTCGTTCACAACTCTAACGTCCTTGGGTGATTTGGTTCTACCTCTGATCCGAAGCGGTGACTTCAAGTCATGGTCTACCGCGCTGGGCAACTACATGCGCGATCCTGTGGCGGGTTCAGCCTACCGCGACATGATCCGCAACGTGGGGGTTGCAGTGGAGAACACTGTCCACCAACGCATGAGCAACAGCTACGGGATCGACGCCAACCGTTTCACTACTGGCTTCTTCACAGCAACAGCACTGACGCCTTGGACTGATATGATGCGCGAGATTTCTGGCGCAACAGCATTCGAGCATTTCAAAGCAAGCGCACGTATTGCACAAGAGGCACCTAACACTCGTCAAGGTCGTTTGGCGAAACGGGCCTTGGATGAATTTGGATTACAATCTTTGTATGACAAAGGTGCGCCACACATCGACATGATCATGCGTAGCGGTGGGACCGAAGCTGAACACCCGATGTATGAAACTGTGCAAGCTGGTATGATTAAGTTCGCAAATGAAAGTATCTTTGCGCCAAACAAGAATGATCTGCCACAATGGGCCACACACCCTGCGGGTCAGTTGATGTTCCAACTCAAATCGTTCCCTCTGAAAATGTTGCGGCTTGGTCGCTACGCATTCAAGGAAGCGTTACGGAGCGATGATCCAAATTATGCGCCCCTGCTACTCTACATGACAGCAGGGCCAGCGATGGGTTTCACAGCGGCAAACGTGAAGGATGTTGTTCAGTCACGCGGCGGTGAGGACAATCGACAGGCCGAGTTCAGAGAGCGCAAGCTATCCAAAACAGTTACCCCTCTTGAGGGGATGCTGAGTGACAACGCTGACAAGGCTTTGGGCTGGTATTGGGATGGCTTTATGACAATGGGTGGCTTGGGTATCCTGGGTGAACTTATGTATGACACGGTTAATCAAGTCGATAACGGTGCCTACGGTAAGGTAAGGATTGCAGAGACATTCATGGGTCCATCATCTGGATTGTTCTTCGATGCGCTTACAATCGCAGAGGGTGGCATGTCAGCAGTTGGCGATGCAATTTCAGGCGAAGGGACTAACGGTAAGGAACGTGCAGCAGTCAGAGAAGTTGTCAGTCGCGCCCCATTCATTGGTCAACATTCGGGTATGCGTGAAAGCATAGTTGATAGGATTGCTGGTGAAAAAGGTTCAAGAGGCTAAGTTGGTCGAGCGCGGTAGTAAATATTATGTTTACTATCGCGGTCAACTCATGGTGATAACGAGGGATAAAAGGATCGCACTCAACATTCAAAAAAAGCCCCGCCAGAGCGGGGCTTAGTTGGGAGAAAAATAGTGAACTATTTAATGGTACGGTTATGTTCGGGGCGATCTACCCTTTTTTTCCATTTCATATGCTAATGCTGAATAGCCAATTTTATCGCGGTAAGAATCTTCGTGATCAATAGAATTGAGAAGGCGGCATGTCTTAACCCAATCCATCATAATCGCAGCGTGTGCAGCGGTTATCTCACCATGCTTTTCTAATGCTTCACGGGCGATGACTGTCCACCCGATAGCTATGTTATTGTGGTTCCATAGGGCGTCACCATAATCAACTGATCTAGCACCGTTGATGGTTTCTTTCGCGCTATCAATGATGGCGTCACGGTCACGCATAGGGAAGGCCCATTGCCAGACCAGCCTTGGTCAACAGGACATCATGCTCGGTTGCAACCTTTTGTATATCGACCAGAGTTTCCTTGGTATGCTTGAGCTTCATTCGTGCTTTGTGAAGGTCATCGAAGTTTTTAACCTCGCCCTCTTTTTCAAGCTGAACAATGCGGTCAGAAATACTTTCTATCTCTGCCTTCTTTTCGATAATGTCTTTGCGAGTATGGGTGATCAAGTCCCAATTTATATCTGTTGTAATCATTACTTTGCCGCCATTGTGAATTGTTCGTATTTATCACACGCCTCTGCCTCTTGCTTATTGGTAAGCTTGCATGTGAACCCACCCTGATCGTCGGGGCGAGAGTGTTTGCAGAATTGACATGCTGGCGAGAGGGGAGGATTTTCCCAACACGCCGTTCTTTTGAAGCACATCTTACACCGCCAATCTTCGGGGTAAGAACTCACTCGCCAAGCATGTCCATCAAGCGCAGCTTGAATATTACTATAGATTTCGTCCCATTCTAATTGGTCGAAGTGGACGATTTCAGCGTGATATTTAGAGTTATCTTTACAGTAGGAAATAAAAAAGCTGCGCTCAATTCCGAACATTGCCATCATCATCATCATCTGTGAGTAGTATTTTTTGTGTGAAGCTTTCACACCATACGTCACAAACTTGTTGTAGTTGGCCGCGTTCATAGATTTGATTTCAAGAATGAGTTGTTCAGACCCATCCTCAAAATCTACTAGCCCGTCACTATGACAGACCACATGACCGCCCAACCAAGAGCGTTCATGCTGTCTTCCTGTCACCCCATCGTTTGGATACACCCGAAGGTCAGCCATGCGTTGAAGGTCACGAACAACCTGATCCTCAAGCCTATGCCCTTCGCGGAAGATACGCATCAACTGCGGCGGCACCATATCGTTAGGAAACCCTCGCAAGGATAACTGCAATCTCGCAACGCAGTCGTGTCCAGACGAGGCACCTATGTAGCACCGCGAAGTTTCATTGCGCTCTTCTGCCTGTTTCTGAAAGCCAGCATCTATAGCTTCGACAACGGCACGGGCTTGGGGATCAAATGGGTGAGACATTAGAATGGAATTTCATCATCCAAATCGGCGGGTGGGGCTTGGTTAAAGTCTTCTGCGCCAGCGTCTAGCGATGCAATCTTAGACTTATTAACTCGTCCGACCCTCAAGTTACCTGTGTTCTTGTCAGGCCAGATTTCAATCTCGCAAGCCTTGCCAGCAAACCAATTAACCTCTGGCGGGTTCGATCCTGTCCACCCTAAAACATCCAAGACACCTTTAAGTTCTTGAAGGCCATACATTGTGTTTTGTTCTGACTGAGGGTTGTTTACCATGATCCAATGCTTGCGAGAACCATTGTCATTTTTGTAGTTGATTTCGATTTGATCACCACCCTTTGAAGTTTTCTTGATTGCTGCACTCTCAATCATTACTTCATGTGTGCCACGATCAAGTAGGCTGCTACCCGATGGTCGTTCACTGGTTTTAACTTTCGACAGATCGACATTTAAATACGCGCTCATTGTGCTACTCCTACACGTTTGGTTTTTTCAAATTGTTCTTTGGTCATCATCATGCGATTGACCAACTCAGGCACATCTGTGCCTTCCTCGACGGGGCGAATGCGCCCATGCGGGTCGCGGTTTTTGCCGTGCCATCCATGCACCTGATCGCACAGCATGTATCTGCGCAGGGCCATCTTATCCTTGCCGCCTTGCACCTTCTGTGTTTCGGTCTTCGTAACCAACGCACACACAAGATCGAAGTCACCGATGTATTTCTTTTGCTTAGACTTCTGGTGGAGCATGGGCCAGAAATGGGTCTTACCATTGTCGTCTTGTTCTTCGGCGGCTAGTGCAGTGACGATTGTATGGATTGGCAAGTCGCGCAGATCACCGATCAGTGGATCAATTTTCTGGCTGTAAATCTGGTAAGGTTTGAAGTTGTTGTTCTTGTCATCGTTTTCGGCGTTTGCCTCATTAAAAGCACGGCGAGACAACTCAGTTATACTATCTACCGCCAACCACTTGTAGCCAACCTCTCGAAATTCTGGACTACGAATGAAGCTCATTATCTCTTTGAAAGAATACCCGTTAGGGTATTGGTCCTTATCTACAGGGTGATCAAAGGAATAGAATGGCAAGAAGTCTATATCCTTGTCACTGATTGAGGTAAGCCCCCCTTCGCCTGATATGATCAGACCTTTACCAAACGTGTCAGCAAACTTGCCAATCGCGGTGGTTTTTCCAGCCCCACCGTGGCCGTATAGAAGGATGTTTAAATTGAGCGCAGTAACATCGCTCGTCTTAAAAAGTTTAATTTTCATGTTTTGAGAACCTTCACTGTGACCGTACCGCGTTTAATCGTGAGAGCTTCACGAAGTTTATCCTTCACCAATTCGTCTGCGGCATCATAAAGACGTTTGTTGACGGTGAAGTTTTGGGAAACACATTCGGGCAAGGGTTGTTCATCGAACAGCTTTGCAAGCACAGCCTTGTCCCAATCAAATTTTTCTGGGGTGTTGATCTTGAGGCGACCACTATCTGCGAAAGGTATTTCAATCTCGCCATACTCTTCTGGAAGTTCAGAAAGAATTTGATGCTTTAGGTAGTCAAGCTTTTCCTTGACCTGATCTAACTCGTTAGCCGCCGTTCTGTATTGCTCACAGTATTCGGAAAGACGTTCATCACGGGTTGAAGTTGGAAGAGTAATATCTCCGAAGATCATTTCGTCATTCATAAAGATTAACCATTGCGTAAGTTGTCGTTGACGTGTTAGTAACACAACCGTTACACCTGAACAAGAGGGAAAATATGCACTTCAATATTCAACGATTAGTTGACGATCTGGGGGGAGCTACCGCCGTTGCCAAGCAAGTCGGCATTGGTCGTACTGTCCCTTATGGTTGGGTGCGCCGATCTTTCATAAGTTCACATCACCTTTCACTCATTAAAGAAGCCAACCCACTGTTGGATATTAACTGTTACTTTGAACATGAGGACGCGCATGACACAGACAACCTTGGATGCAGCACTTGAATACTTAGATCGCGGATGGTCAGTCATACCGATTAAAAACGGAACTAAGGTTCCACCGTTTAGTTGGAAAGAATTTCAGTATAGGCTCCCCACCGAAGACGAGATTTACAACTGGTTCGATGGAACGGATTACGACATAGCCGTGGTGTGCGGATCAGTCAGCAACCTCGTTGTGCTTGATACGGACGATCAACAAGCTACTGACCATGCGAAGGCTATGGGCTGGGATAGAACGCCGTACCAAGTGAAAACTTCCAAGGGTTATCACTTCTACTTTTCATCGGACGAAA